TGCTACGCCTGCCGGAATGGATCGTGCGCCGCCTGTTGCCGATGGAGTGTGGACGATTGCAGGGCTTTCCAGATGGATGGGGAGAAATTGCACCGCTGGCGAATGAAACGGAAATCCAGTTCTGGCGGGAAGTGTATCTGAGAAACTGCAAGATCAAAGGGCAGAAGCCAAAGAAGATCATTGCCAGGGCAGATGGAGCCAGAAGCGATGCCGCTGTGAAGAAATGGCACGACGAGCTGCACAGTCCGTCGGCGGAGTATTCCATGTGGGGCAACGGCATGGCCTTGCCGAATGCCCTGTTCTTCGTCCAAAATGCTTTCCGGGAATTGGGGAAGCCTGCGGCGGAGGTAAAGCTGGGCAGCCTGTTCGATGGAAGCGGGACCATGCCGCTGTGTGCTGTGATGTGCGGCGGGCGGGCTGTATGGGCAAGCGAAGTGGAGCCTTACCCTATTGCCGTTACCAAAACACACCTGCCGGAGATGCAACACCTCGGCAGCATAACGGACATCAAAGGCGGTCAGATTGAGCCGGTGGACATCATCACTTTCGGCTCTCCTTGCCAAGACCTGAGCATTGCGGGAAAGCGCAAAGGACTGGGCGGCGACCGAAGCTGCCTGTTCTATGAGGCAATCCGGGTCATCCGGGAAATGCTGTCGGCCACCGGCGGAAGGTATCCGCGCTTTGTCATTTGGGAAAATGTGCCGGGCGCACTGTCGTCGCATGGCGGAAAGGATTTTGAAATTGTTCTCAACGAGCTTTTGCACCTCCGAGATTTTGCCGGAGGTGGAACAGATAAGCCTATTCGCCAGCATGGAAAATGGGAAAAGGCTGTGTCCTACGGAGCTGTTGCCTATCGAATTGTCAACGCTCAATATTGGGGAATCCCCCACCGTCGCCGAAGAATATATGCTGTCTGCGATACTCGTGGAGAAGCCGCCACGATGGTCGCTTTTGAGCGTGACGGCACTGAATGGCATTTTAGACCGTGCCTCCCGGAGGGGGGGCAGACCGTTGCCTGCCTTGCTCCTGACTGCTATTCATGGCATGATCGCATGGTGGGAGCAGGAAAACTCCGAGGGGGGGGGGGCAGAACGAGCCTACACCCTGAAAATCCGGCAAGGCTGTGAGGGCGGCGGCAAAGGTCCGCTGGTGCAGACGGAGCTTTCCGCGACGCTGGCGACACGCCAAGACCAAAGCCTGATCCAACGTGCTGCCGGGTTTGACCTTGGAAATTCTGGCGGAATCGGCTATTCAGAAGAATGCAGCCCGACACTGATGACCGGGGCGGGCGGAAACAAAACGGCTGTTGTACAGAATCAAAGACTGATGGAATCTCTGGTGCTAAACGACCAAGGCGGGAAAAACATGGATGTTTCTGTAAATGTAACAGGAACTCTCCGCGCACAAACACACGGGCACCCGCCTGTTGTGTTCCAAAAATCGGAGGATGAAGGAAATGAGACCTGATACCCTGTCGAAGCTGGCTGTATCTGTTGCGATTTGCGCGGCAGCTGCCAGCAGCGTTGCCGTTGGACTGGCAAACAGCCGGATCGACGACCTGGAAATCCAGCGGGATATTTACAAATCCCGCGCGGAGGACTGGGAAGGAACCGCCGGAGTTATCGCCCAGTACGCTGACGATCTGGCGGACGAGTTGAAAATCAGAGATAGGCTGGATGAGAAGCTGCTTGTCGAGTATGCAGGGGTTTTCAAGTGTACCGCATACTGCACCGAGAAATACCAGCACATCTGCGGCACGGGCACGGGGATCACCGCCAGTGGGCAGCCAATCCAAGCGGATGTAACTGTGGCGGCAGACCAGACGCTTCTCCCTTATGGAACGGTGGTCTACATCGAAGATGTTGGAATCCGCATTGTGCAGGACAAGGGCGCAGGGGTACAGGGCAACCATATCGACGTTGCCGTTTCCGGCAGCCATGAAGATGCTTTGAAATGGACAGGCTACGGCGAACACCGGGTCTGGATCATCAAGGAAACAGACTGAAAGGATGGAAAGCAACATGAAGGTAAGAAGAACCGAGAAAATCAAAGTCAACACGTTCCGGGTGGGCGATGTCATTCGCTTTAAGCTGTCCGATGGTGAAAAGGTAGAGATGCTGGCCGTCAAGGAAGAAAACAACGGTATGATCTTCTGTTTTGCGGACTGCCTGGCAAAGGAATACAGCATGAACGCACAGAACACCAATGCGGGCGGCTGGGATGCCTCCGACCTGCGGAAGAAGCTGAACGGTGAAATCCTTGACCGCTTCCCCCAGAAAATCAGGAAGCTGTTGCTGCCTTTTGAAAACGGCGACCTGCTGCGCCTGCCGACGGAAAAGGAAATCTTCGGCTCAAACCCGTGTGGTGAAGATGAACCCGAAAGCGTGAGCCAATGGAAGCCGATGAAGCAGAGGAAGAATCGCATTGCTTCCCAGGGCTTGAACGGCGGATGGGAATGGTACTGGCTCCAGAATCGGGTGCCGAACTCGGCAGCCTATTTCGCCACCGCGACCAGCAACGGTTATTGTGCCTACTACGGCGCCTCGGCTGAGGCTGGTGTCCGCCCCGTCGCCAAGATCAAAAATCCCATATCCGCACCTGCCTGTCAGGTGCGGAACGATGAAGACGAGCAGGAAGGTTGAGGTAAAAAGCATGGATGGACTGGTTAAAACTCTCGGTACGGTTCTGCTTCTGCTGGCCGCGGCAATTTGGGCGGCGGTTCTGCTGCTGGCACCCGCTGCGCTGGCTAAACTCTGCTGGCTGTATCTGTTCGCATGAGGCTGGCCGGGATGAAAACGTATGAAGTGGTCTTGAAAGGCTGTGGCCGTGGCTTGCCGTGTTGGTTGATATACCGGGTAAAGGCGGCGTCTGCCGAGGAAGCAATTACCCGCGCCAAACAGCAAGCTGCTGCGCACTACATAGAATTTGAACGGTTTGAGGTTCAGACCATCGGAGAGGTATACGCATGAAAATTGCAGCGATTGCCAAAGTAATTAAAGACCGTGGCTCCTGCCACATTGTCAGGATTCACGGCGCAGAAGATACTGAAACGAGTATGTTCATTGGCACAGGCTCTGAACTTTACTCGCTGGAAGGGTTCCCTAAGCCGTGGACAGAAGCGGAGATTATGACGATGCTCGGGATGCAGAAAAAGCAGTGGGAAGATGTGATCTACAAAGAGTATCTGTGCGACACCGCGGAGGACGTATGCGGGATGAACCTTGAGGACGCACTTCAGAACGAGATGGAGTGCCGAAAAAGCTCCATCAATCTTTGCATCGGAGGGGCACTCCTTATGGGGCTGATGACCCCGGACGAAAAAACAATAGATTTCATCCAGGTCAGCAAGCTGGCACCAGTTATGGATGAAATCAAAAAGAGCGACTACATCAACTATTGCCTGCGCCGCGCAAAGAACGGTTCCCGATACTATGTTGTCCGTGACGGGATGATGGTGCGGGCAGCAATTTTGCCGATCACGCTGTCGGAAGGTCTGGTGAAAGGTATGCAGAATATCGTGAATATGACCCGGAACACAGTACAGTCGTGTAAAACGGAGGATAAAGAGGCGGAATGATTTTATCAAAAGAGGCAATCGAGAAAGCCGCAAACTGGTGGGCGGAAAGAATACTCGAAGATCGGCCACACAGTAATGGAGATAACAGCTTCACTTCCGTTACTGCGTGTCTCCTTGCTGACATGGGGCGGCAGAACATAACACCAAATCAGGCGGACACGTTCAAAAAAGCATTGGCAAAACGCATGGCAGAATACGCAGAAAGTGGGATGTTTAACCACTTTTCCATCATGTGCGATTATGGTCCATGCAGGATGCTGGCCGATGCGGCCAATGAAGCGGGAATCAGTACCGCAAACTTCCCGTTTAAGACAACGATGTTTCTTACGGAAAAAGATGGCATTATGGTACGCGATGGCTATGGCGCACCGGCTGTCAAGCTGTGGGGGTAACGACATGGACGAGAAAAAGAGTGCGCCGGCAGAAATCGAAACCGTCACCATCACCATGAGCCGCCCGGTGGCTGAGGCGGTGGCAAAAGCCTGCGAGATGTACCTCCGTCTGCATCTGGGGCAATTTGAAGACCTGATTGACGAGCTTTGCATGGCGAAGTTCTACGCCGCTCTGGAAAACGATTCGTTTGCCGACGAAGAAGAACGAGATGAAATCTTCCATATCTCGATCGACCGACGGAACATCATGCAGGAAGAAGTGGACAAGCTGTACAAAAGATATGTTCTTTCCGCCCCGCTTGATTACTGCATGAGAATCCCGTACCGGGCAGAGCAGGTCTGGCTTGCAATCCGCCACGCTCTGGCATGGCACGACAACCCGAAGGGAGACTACACGGTTCAGTACGACAAGCCACTCAACCGTTCGGATCAGCCGCAGCCGATGGTGCAGCTGTACGAGGCACCCACAGAGGGAAAGTCTGTCTGTGATGACAAGTGTGCAGTGTGTGGGAGGTACTGAAATGAGTACGGCATTATTCAATCTGGACAGTGACGGAACACTGGAAATCCTCATATCCAGAGCAAACATCAAGAAGATAACACGGGTGATGATCGCAGAGCCGGGTAGGAAAACGGCAAAAAACTTCCTTCTCGATACACAGCCGCCGGAATCGGAATGGGAATTGAATCCAGGCCGGTGTACCTGTGAACATTTCCGTTGCAAGAAATGCCATTTCATCAACTGTGTGGCAGTTAAATACTGCGGTGAGTGCGGAGCGAAGATGAAAAATGCAGGCGTAAAGCCGGAAGATTTGCCGTTACCGTTGCCTGAGAAAAGCACAGTAAAGCGGATGGACGAAAACGGCATTGAAGACTACGAGGTGAACTGAAATGAAGACCAAGAGGATGAAAAAGCTCCTGATGGGCATGGGGCTGTCCAGGAACCAAGCAACCCGGATGATTCAGGAGCAGCGCACCGAAGGATCGAAGGACGTGAGCAACGCTCTTTACTTCCACGTCTTCCAAAAGGACTTCTATTTGATCGTGTCCAACTGCGGCGGAGAGGTGCTGCCCTATCTCAACAGCTTCGTTTTGAAGTGACTACAGGTTGAAGTCGTTTCCAGAGAATAAGCAAGCCCGTCGTAAAATTGCCGCCCTGACGAGGCGGCAAGGGGCTTGTATACCGAGGATAAACTAAGGGACACGGGAGCAGCGGCTTGCTTAAAGTTTGCTTAGAGCTTGATTAGAAGCAGCCGTTCCCGTGACGGGGGTACAGGGGGAACCCCCTGTATTGTCTCCCCGCGGCAGAAGGGCGCAACGGACAGCAGGGCTTCCCGGAGCGGGGGCGGGGGCAAGCATAGAAGTTCCCGGGCGGCTGGCGGTTTTGCCTTTATTCAGCAAAAGGGATGTTCACGGAAAGGAGGACGTAGTGGGTATGAGCGGCGGCTTTTATGTCAGAGAACAGAAATATATCTGCGGCAAGGATTATGCCACTGCGCCCACCATGCAGGCAGAGTTTTTCGAGGTTTCGGAGAAAGAGCATAAAGCCAGCACCCGGCGGAAGAAGGAACTTGCCACCAGTCTGGCGAAGGAAGCCTATAACCTCCGCAAATCTGGCCGCTATCTCGTTCTGCTGGTAAACACGAACTTCCGCCCCGGCGATTTCTCGGTTACATATACCTACGATGATGAACACCATCCGGCTCCCAATGACTTTGCCCGGGCTGACCGGGATTTTTCCAACGCTGTGAAGAAGCTTTACCGTCTTTGCGACAAGAACGGCATCCAGCGTCCGAAGTGGGTCGTGGTGACGGAGTATTGCACCATGGACCCGGTGACGGGTGAAGTTCTGGGGCGGCACCATCACCACGTCATTATGACCCACCCGGCGGGGCTGACCCGGGAAATGGTGGAACAGGCATGGAATGGACGGGGCATGGCTCGGTGTGAGCCGCTGCACTTCGATCATGGCAGCATCGAAAGCCTTGCCCGGTATATCGTGAAGAACCGTCGGTGCAAACGGCATTGGCGGCAGAGCCACGGCTTGCAGCCGCCCAAAATGCCCCGCCCGAACGACAACAAAATGAGCCGCAGCAAGCTCAAGGACGTTTGCGAAAACTGCCTGGAAGACCGGGCATATTGGGAACGGATGTACCCGGGGTATACCCTGCATCGGTGCGAAGTCATCATCACGGGCAATTCGACCCGTCACCTGATCGTGAGCCTGTACCGCAAGGAGCAGCCAAAGAGCAAGAACAGGAGGAACCAGCCTTGAGCGCAAGAATGGAACTGGAAGACCTACCGCCTCGATACCGTGCCCAAGCAGAGAAGCAAATAGCCGACCGCCGCGCAAGGAAAGCCCCGGCGGGGGCAGTATCGCTGGAAGCTGCCGCCAAGACTGCCGGGGAGATCGGCAAGACCTTCGAGAGCAAGGGCGAGTATGATTTTTACATTGGCACGGTGCTGCCGGGCATCCAGTCCGGCAGGATCGTCAAGGCAACACCGCACGTTGCCTTTCCTTTGCTGCCCGCAAAGGATTTTTGCGCCGTCCACCTCCCGGCGGCAAGGTATACGGCGGATTATGTGCTGGAATATGCCGACGGAACGGTGGAAGTGGTGGAAATTAAGTCAAAATTCACCCGGCGGGCGCAGAGGGACTACATCTACCGCCGCAGGCTGTTTGTTGACCTGATTGCAGAGCCGCGGGGCTATGTGTTCCGGGAAATCATCACCCCGGACACAAAATCCGAGATCAAAGAGTGGAAACGTCTGGCTGAACAGGCGGGAAAGGAATCATCATGGGCAAAAGCAGAGCAAGAGTGCCGTCGTATTACCGGCAGAGCATCCAGAACGCCGTAAATCGGCAGATCAACCTTGGCCGCACCAAAACGGCAGCATCGCTGAATCGGGAAGCTATCGGGCAGGTCGTGTCGTACTGCTTTGTGGCAGCGGCGCACGACATTCTGAATTTTGATGCAGGAAGAGCGGCTGTGCTGACCGTCAAGATGAACAATGCGGCGGAGCGGTACACCCTTGACCGGGACAAACGGGGGGCACGGAAAGCCCGCATTGCGCTGGAAGACCGCACCACGCCGCTGATGGTGGAAACTTTCCTGCTCCCGGCGGGAAAGCTGGGCAAGACGGCCAATGAGCGGGAAATCCTTGCCGAACGCCGGGATGCTGCCGACATGGTGGCCCGGTATTGTGTGGAAGCTCTACACGACATGAGCTATACCGTGGAGCAGATCGCCGCTGTCATGCAGGAGACCCGCTCCAACTTCGAGCAGTTCCTTGGATGGTCCGAAGATGGCGAGATGGTAGCTTACGAGAAGCTACGCCGTGTGGTGGAGGACATCTACGGCGTGGGGGCTATGGTCGAGCGGGTAAACGGGCAAGGCCCCATCTTTGGCACTGAATTTTGATTTTTCGGGAGGCAGAGCATGAAGACGAACGAGGCGGAAGCAATTCTGAAATACTGCGCAGACATTCCGCGTCGGCTTTCGATCGTCCGCCGCCAGTGTACCGCCCTGGACGACGAAGTAGACACGCTGAAAGGCATCAACATGGACGGTATGCCCGGCGGTGGGCTGCCCGGTGACAGCACCGCGGCGATGGCCTGCAAAATGGACGAACTGGGCATCGGTGACAGGTTGAGAAGCCTGGAACGCCAGCAAGCCATTTTGAAATCCGATGAAGCTCTGATCCGAGGACAAATTGACCGGCTGGACAGTGTCCACAATCTGATCCTGACCGAATACTACATCGGCCACAAAAAATGGGCAGAGGTACAGGTCGATGCAGGGTACAGCATCCAGCATTTGAAACGGCTTCGGAACGTCGCTTTGCTGGCCTTTGGCCGGGGCATGGAGCGGCTGCACGAGTGCCCTGCCTTATTATCACGCGCGTATAACGTGCGCGAGACCCTGCCACGGGCTGACGCATGGGTTGAAGGTGATATTCTCTTATAGGGAAGATCGACCGTCAGAGCCTCAAGCAGATGCGCTTCCGCAAATTGTGTCCACCCGGCGCAGAAAAACAAACACGACTACCCGGAAATGTGGAAAAGTTGGCAAGAAATTACCCGGCGGGCTGTGCGGCCTGCCGGGTATTGTAGAATCTGAGATTTTGGAGGGCAAAAGCTATGGGCATACATTGCACGGGAATACGGCTGGTTCCAACAAGGGCGGCAGGCTACCCCCATCGGGCGAATGGGGATGAAAGGACACTGCGAGAATCAGAGGCAGAACTTGTGAACATGGTTCTCAAGGAAAATCGGCAAGACCGTCCAAAATGGGCACGAGAAGAAGATGAACTCTGCAAATTTGTTAAAATCGACGACCAAGGAAGCATCGAACTGATTTCGGCCATCGGTAAGGGGGTCCGTTTCAGGAACAGGGAGAGCGTGAAGAATGTTCTTGAATTTGTCGAAAAGCTGTTCGATGAAATGCAGGAGGGCGACAATGAAAATCAAAATTGAGATCAGTGGAATCGGATTGCGTGAACACGTTGCAAAAATCATTGCAAGACAAATCGTGAAAACAGGGATAAAAGAAAAACAAAAGTGGTATAACGAAGAAGCTATCCAGTGCGAGTTGAATAACATGGGCACCATCAAGCTGGTTAAGTGCTGGATAAGAAATGTTTGGCCGCTTCCACAGCTACACTCTTTGCAATCTCGACTATCACATCTGCACTGAAAGAACCAGCTTTTTTAGCAACGCTTTTGACCTTTGCCCAGTTTGTGTCTGCTCGGATATTCTCAAGAAAGCTATGTCCGGCAGGGGTCAATTCCCGGATGTTGACACGGTACTGTTCAGGGTGAGAACCGGGGCAAAGAGTGATAAGCCCAGCTTCGGCGCAGTATTTCACGGAATAAAGAATATCATCATTGTCGAATTTAGCTTCAAGCTCAACTTGATAAGTGGGCGGATCAATGGGTTCTTCACCAAGCATATCAAGAATATCAGCCCGTGCATAACGAATGAAGTAGCAGTAGTGGTCAAAATCTGTGTGTTCTTCAACGCAGAGCATAACAGCCCGCACACAATCTATGCTCAGCTTCATACAAATCCATCCTTTCAACACCATAAGCCCGTCAGGTCATCGACCCGGCGGGCTTTTCGCTTTTGTGATTACTTTTCGTTCGGATTCTCAGGCTCAGGCGGTGCGTTGCGCTTGAGGATGATCTGCGGGGCATCGGGGGCGGCTCCCTGCTCTTTGGCGTACCGGGCGATTTCATCCGGCAGCCCGACAGGGAAACCGTTCTCGTCAAGTGGTCCATCGTACCCGGTGAAGTCCACGATATGCACGGCGGGCGGCTCGGGAATCAGCTTGTAGTATCTGCCGTCCTCGTAGTTCTGATCCGTGACCCGGTTCCAGTAGCCAATGTCGCCGTGCTGCTCCTGGGCGGCAATCATAGCGTCATAGGCTTGTTCCTCGGTCAATCCGTCGAACAGGAGCCGGGAACCATCGGCAAAGGCGGCAACCAGCCGCCAAGGGGCGAAAAACTCTGCGTCATTCACAGAAATACCTCCATTTCGGTAGTTAAGCCCTCAAATTGTAGGTTTTGTATCAAAAAGGCGGGTTAAATATGCGGAAATGGCATCCTTATCCTCCAATGTGCATTCTTTTGCACATTTCATTTTGTGGGGATGTACCCGTGCAAGCAGCGGTTGTACCCATATTTCGTGAGGGCGGCAGTGACACGATCTTCCGGGAAGTAAAATACAAGTTCATTTTCGTTGGGAAGACCTGCCCCGGCGGGATATTCAATGCCGCTGTACCAGTCTGTTTCCATCTCATACTTGCGCCGCAGGTATTTGTAAACATCCCGCTGTGCTTTGTCGAACACCTCCACGAAGGAGAAGGAAACACACGGCGGCATTTCGGAAGCCAGCATGGGTACATTTTCGGCGATCCATGCCGCAAGTTTGTCTTTGGCGGCGTTGCGGCGGGGCTTGTCATCGCGGTGGATGGCATCCAAGATCATTACCAAAGCTGGTTTCGAGAGCTTAGAAAGCTGTTCGGCCAGGGGATAAGGATTTTCGTGCAGCAGGGGCGACGTGCGCAGTTCATCGGCGAGATCGAGATCATAGCAGGTAACAGCCCGCTGGCGGTCGTCTACCCGCTCGCTGGTATAGTACAGCATATTCTCGATGTGCTTTTGTGCAGCCTCGGAAAGCTGTTCCACAAGGGCAATGCTGTCCTCAAAGCTGATCTGTGCTTCGTTCCGTTCGCCGCTGCTCCTGCCCGTCTTATAGTCCAGAGGGATGATCCCAAGCTCCATAGCAAGGCGATAGATATGCTTGCAGGGCTTTTTCCGTTTCACAAAATCGTTGCAGGTGCAGGCGGCAAGGCTGGTCTGATAGGGCAGCTTGCCGGAGCCATAGAAAACCCCGGTTTCGTGTTCCCGGTCAATGCTGGTGGGGCTGGTCTTGCTCTGCTGGGCACTGTTCAGCCGCTTTTCTTCGTCGGGTCCGGCGTTCTGTTCAGGCCAAGGGCCAAATGCAGGAATCGTATACATGAGAATACCTCCTTGTCGGTTTTTGTTACTGGATTTCGTTACAACCATGATAGGACAAAACGCAAAGAAAAGCAATAAAACGCAAGAAAGATTTCGTGTGGAATCCCACAAAATCCCCGGCGGGTGGCCGGGGCGCAGAAATCAGGCAAAGCGGATGGTGTTTCGTGCCATGCGGCCGCGCAGGGCGGAGAGCGTCAGACTGCCGCAGGCGTTATCCCATCCACCCCCGGCGGCGGGAATGTAGGGATACAGGGTGCGCGGGTCGTTGGAATCCGGGTCAACGAGATGGTGGACGCGCCCGGTTTCATCGTCCGTGTAAACGTCCCATCCTGCAATGCTGTGGCGGGTATAGGTTTTCATGCTTGAATACTTCCTTTCGCGTTTCGTGGTGGGCAGCGGATCAGGCTTCGGTGAAGTGGGAGACAGTGCGCCGGGACAGCGCAAAGGCAATGGCGGGCACATCGTCGTCCGTTTCGCTGCGGGCTTTGATGGCCTCGGCAATGCGGGCCAGATCGTCCACCGTGATGCCGCCCGGCTTGCGGCTGCTCTCGGCTGCATCGTTCAAGATGCGGTCGTATTCTTCGCAATCGCACCGGGTGCAGTAGCTATTGGCAATGCAGGCGTAACGTGCGCCCTCAGCGTCCAGAATGCGGGTTTCTTTCAGTTTCATTTTGTGACAGCTCCTTTTCATGTTTCGTGAGGTTGGATTTCGTGATACTCCCGGCGGGCTGCCGGGAAGATGGGGCGGGGCTGCTTTGAGCGGTGCTTGCCCTGCCAGAGTGTCCGATTTCGTGTTATGCGTTCAGCTGTAAAAACGTGGATTTCGTGGGGATAAGGTGCCGGGTGAGGGTGTCGGTGTAGCTTTCCTCGCCCTCGAAACTGTCCACCACCTTCCGATCAGCGGCGGGCATATCGTGATAGCTCTTTTTGCCGTAGGTGGGCGGCAGCCAGCCCTTTTTCTGCCCGGCGTACAGGTTGAAGGATTTCAGCACGTCGGTGTTGGTAAACTCAATGTGTGCCGTGCCCTTCTTGTAAAACGTGACCTTGAAATAGTGAAGCTGGATGTTGCGGGTCTGGCCGCTTTCCTCGGCAGCTTTCAGGGCGGCGCGGAGTTCGTCGCCGTTGTAGGGCTTGCCGTTGGTGTCCAAGAAGTGAAGCACCCGCTCGACCTGCGCCAGCTTGCTTTCGACGCTCCACCGGGGGCAGAATCGGCCATTGTAGGTATCAAAGGCGTTGCAGAAGAAAATGACCTTGCTGCCGATTTTGTACGCTTCGTTGGTACTCCATCCGTTGTAGTAGTGCAGGTTCTTGGAGTATTCGGGGTTCCAATGCAGGTGCGTCCAGTCGTCAAACAGCTTTATAATTTCGTTGTCGATGCTGGAAAGCAGGTTTCGTGAAATTTCTTCCCGCACGGTCAGGATGTTGTAGGAACTGAAATCGTAGTTTTTAAGCTCGTCGATCCGCTTTAGATAGTCCTGCTGCATTTCGTAGGTCATGGCGTCAAACAGCTGCGGCAGGGTGAAAAGCTGTTTCCAGTACATCCCGCGCAGGTCTTTCACGGCTTCGTTGTACGATTTCGTGAAAGCAAGCACCGGGTCGTGATTCGTGCCGCCGGCAGAGGAAAACAGGGATTTGATCCCGTTGTACTCCTGGAAGATGCGGCGCAGTCCTTCCGCCGCGGCGTTGTACCGCTCAATGGCTGCCGTGATGGGGTCCGACGATACCAGCGCGGCAAGCTCGGGGTTTTCTTTCAAGGTGTCTTCCGCTTCGTGTTGAAGATCAAGGCGGATGCGGCTTACTGGCTCCCGTTCGGGGATGTCCACCGACACAAGCGCAACCTCGACCCGGGCAGCCCGGCGGGCGTTTTTGAAAGCGTCCGGGATGTACTCCACTTGAGCGTTCAGCCGTTCAAGCTCTGCGGCCAGGGCTTTCCGCTCGTTCGTGTAGGGGTTGCGGATCGTTTCGGCGTTGAGCAGACAGCGGATTTTGCCGCCGTCCTTCATCACGTCCAGAGCCTTGAGAAGATGGGCGGCCCCGGCGGAAAAAGGCGGGTTCATCACGATTGCGGCATATTTCGTGGTGGGGCGGAAGGTCAGGAAGTTGTCATGCACCACCCGGAAACCGTCCTTTTTGAGCTTGGCGCGGAAGTCGCTGGAAAGCTCGATGCAGTCAAGCTCGAAGTTCTTTGCCCGTTCCGTGCTGCTGCGATCCAGTTCCCCGGTCTTGCCGTCGTGGTAGATGTTGGCGGCGGAGTGGACAGCCCGGGCAAGTGCCCCATCCCCGGCGGAAGGTTCCAGGATGGGCACGGGCAGGGTGTTGTATTTTCCTTCCCGCAGGGAGTGGATCATCTTCCATGCCAGGTTGTCCGGCGTGGGGTAGAAGTCCAGAGCGTCGTTTGGCGTTGTCATGGTGGTAAACCTCTTTTCGTGTTTCGTGATAGCCCCGGCGGGGCGATGGGGCGGGGTCGCTTTGCGGTGCGGCCCTGCTGAGGTGTCCGGCGGGGGTTCAAGCGGTGTACAGGTAGCCGCGGCGGGCGCAGATGATGGTGAGGCGGGCGGCATCAATCTGTGGTTGGAGTTCCGCGGCCTTGCAGGGGCTGAGCCGAATTTCGGTGCGCAGGGTCTGGATTTTCCACACGGCGGGAAGCTCCACGTTGATCTGCTCGAAGATGTTGTTAAACTTTTTCATGGTTCGTTCTCCTTTTCGTTCAGGCCACGGCATCCGCGGCGATGTAGTTGTATGGAATCTCGTCGGCAACTCCGGCGGCGGTGTCCCGGTCGGCGTGGCCGATGGGCACCAACTCGCCGGTCTGACGGTCGGCATGGTAAAACGTGACCTGCCAGCCGCCCGGGGTGCGGGTGCTGGGGGCTACGATGATCTGCCGCCCTGGGGCGATGTACCGGGTGACGGTGTACCGCTTGACCTGTTCGCAGATGGCGGCGATCCGGGCGGCTTGCGTGGTGGCAAACTCGCAGGTGTCGCAGATGTCCAGGTCTAACAGTTCGTCCGGGTCGCCGGTGACGACGGGCAGCGGATTGAGCTTGATTTCGTGCATGGTGTTCATCTCCTTTTCGTGGTGTGCCCCGACGTTGTGCCGGTGGGAAGTGGGGCGGGGTTGCTTTCATCGGTGCAGCCCTGCCAAAGTATCCGGGGCGGTTTCGTGTCATGCCAGCAGACCGGCGGCAATGCTTGCAAAATCAAGCTGTTGCACAGCGGCGGGGGCGTTCTCAGCTTCCGCAACGTCTTTTCGTGCCTTGCGCCATGCGCTGAGGGCTTCGGCCTGCGCCTTGCGGTCCGTTTCGGGCACGGCCAGGAAAGCGGCCTTTGCCTTGCGTTCCGTCTGCTTGAGGGCGGCGGTGTTGCTTTTGGGCTTCGTGGTGGTGCGCTTGGCGGGCTTCTTGGGCAGCGGATCGACGTGGACCAGTTCCGGCAGTTCGTGGCGTTCTTCAATGACGACGGGCGCAGGAGCCGGGGCGGGTGCGGGCTGTTCCGGGGCGTTCAGCTTGTCCAGTGCCAGCACAAAGGCGGCGGCTTCCCGGTCACTGCTGATAAAGTCGTCCATCTTCTGAATCATCCGATCAACCAGGGCGTGGAAAACGGGGTCGTTCTGGCTCTTGTCGTCGAAGACCTTGGCGGCGTTCTGCTCTGCCTTTTTGTCGTCGGGGTCGTCGCTGTTGTAAAGGCGGCTGTACTCTGCCGTGTAGAGGGTATAGAGCTTGTCAAGGTCGATCTTTGCGGCCTTGCGCTCTGCGGCCAGCTTCTTGTTATAGGCCATGATCTCAGCGGTGGACTTAAAACGGGCTTCCGGGGCGGGCTTGCTGTCCTCAACCTGCAGGCAGCTGAACAGGTGGGATTTTGTGGGGTAGTAATGCGGATCGGGGGCGGCTTCCTTGCCTTCGGCCTCTGCCGCTTCCCGCTGGGCCTTGCTGGGCTTCGTGGTGTACTTCCACAAGTAGCATTCAATCAGTGCCTTTTCGTGGAGCTTGACGCTCTTGCCTTCCTTCTTCCAGTAGTCGAAGGTGTGCAGCTCGCTGGCTGCTAACATGATCTCGGCATCGTGGGTGGTGCCGGGGTGCTGGGTGCCGTCGTCCTCGGTCACGGTGATCTGAGCGGCCAGGGCTTCGATCTGGGCGGCGGTGTGGTGTGCGGTGGCGATGGCGTGCAGGGTGGCGGGGGCCAGCTTCTCGGCCTCGCTGAGGATGATCTGATTATTGCTCATGCCTTTCATGGTACTTGCTCCTTTTCGTGTTGTGGTGGGTGTTCGGGATGATCTCCCGGCGGCTGCCGGGGTAGTGGGGCGGGGTCGCTTTACGGTGCGGCCCTGCTAAGGTGTCCGGCGGGGGTCAATCGTCGATGGAACAGCAGCTCCAAAAGGCATCTTCCACGGTGTCGTCGCTGAAATCGTCCGGGGTGCCGTTGGCATTCACAACCAGCTGGACCCGGTCGAAGATGCGCAGATCGGTTTCGGCATCCACCAGAAAAAACCAGTCGTCGCCGTCCTTCAGGTCGCTGCACCAGACTTGCACCCGGTCGCCGTAGGCGTACAGCCCGCGCACCTCAGCCGGGGCGATGTACCGCCCCAGAGGGCCGACGGTGTAGGGGCAGGCGGCTGCAGCGGTGGGGGCCAGCAGCCCGGCGGCAAGTGCCAGAGCAGCGGCGGCGGTTGCGATCTTCTTTGAAATTCTCATGGTTCAAATCTCCTTTGTTTTTCGGGTTTGCCCCGGCGGGCTGCCGGGGTAGTGGGGCGGGGCCGCTTTGGTGGAGCGGTGCGGCCCTGCCAGGGCATCCGCTTGACTATCACCCCCGATCTGTGGTAAACTGGCTTACAAGATGCAACGTCGAAAATTCATCTTGCAAGCCTGTCACCTGCTCAGTGGGTGGCGGGCTTCTTTTTTGCCCACTCTTTGAGCAGTTCCGCCCAGATCGCTTTTTTGAGGGCGGCGGGCAGCTTGAAAAATTCAATGCTCATGCGGTTCACTCCTTTCGGCTTACTCGCAACCGCTCCGGCTTGTTGTCCGGCTCGCTTGCTGTGGCTGCATTCTAGCATGAAACATGCAACGCTGTCAAGCATGTTTCATGCAATTTGGAGATTTGCACAAAAAAGCATGTTTCATTCTGTCGATTTTTGCATGGAACATTCCGCAGCCCTGTGCTATAATAAACGCAGGCGCAAAATAAAGGGGGAGTTTCATGTACAACGAGAAGAAAAAAATAACAAACGAGCGATATTTGTCGAAGTTCAAGACAAAAGCTGTTAGAATCCCGCTGGAAGAACTGGAGCAAATGGAAAAGGCCGCAGCCGCAGCGGGCAAAAGTTTGGCGGGGTATATCCTGCAAGCAACAGAGGAAAAAATGGCCCGTGATGGATTCACCCCGGCGGAATCCGGGGAAGAAGGGGGCTAAGGGGGATAATAGGGCGGCATAGAACCTAGTTCACCGTTACCGATGGGGCGATATGCCGTTAAGTGAAGAATCTGACCCCTTCGCCAGGCGGCATTTTGCCGGATCATCCGGCGGCGAAACTGTGCCGCCCTGGAACGGTGCCAGCGGGACCCGTGCCGGGTGCCCCGTGCGGGTGGATCAGGTGCAGCCGGAACCAGTGCCAGACG